TACCAGGGCTTTCTAGTATATTCGACGTAGGTTTGACGAATTCTCCAGCACAACTTTCCATTATGCCATACTAGTACTTGCTGACTACCCTTTTCCTGTTTCACGAGGTTAACTCCACTAATGTTGCTGCTAGACTAATTTCGGGAATACCGACAAGACTCAGATTAGCAAGACCGTTTCGAATAAAGATAATACTTGCATCACGCTTTTCTTGTTGTGCGCCCCAAAGATCAAGATTATCGTACATCCAGCGATATACATCCTCTAGACGAGTAGGATACATAGCAATGTACTGCATCAACTGCTGGCGACCTTCAAGAACCTTACCTTGCTTGAACATATCAGCAGCCGCCATCAATAGCTCATCTTCGCCACTTCCAGTTGACTGTGGCTTACCCAACTTGCCACCGATACTATTCTGTTGTAGCTGATTCAAACACTTGCGAAGATCGGGATATGAACCACGAACATAAGTGTCGAGGTCATCAAGATCAAATTCAATATTCTCTGTAAGAAGAACAGTTGCCGCACGAGTAGTAAAGTCTGTCATATCGGGCTTAGCGATATGGAACTTATAACAGCGACTTTCACGCAATGCAGGAATGATCTTGTGTTCGTAATTACAAGTAAGAATATAACGACATGTATCAGCATACGCTTCCATGTCATTGCGTAGTGCTGCCTGTGCTGCTTGGGTCAGATAATCAGCCTCGTCAAGCAATACAATCTTGAACTTGCCAAAAGGCATAGTTTGCACAAAGCCATTGATACGGTCACGCATATTGTCAATGCCGTTCTCGCGGCTGGCGTTGATTTCTAGTACGTCAAATTCCTGAATTCCAAGTTCGTTGATCAAGACTTTCGCAAGAGTCGTTTTTCCTGTGCCAGGATCACCTGAAAGAAGTAGATGAGGAATGGACTGATCAGCAATCCACTGCTGTACAGTTTTCTTCTGATTTTCGTTAACGAAAACATAATCATCTACCTTAGTTGGACGATACTTTTCTACCCAGAGATTATTCTTCACTTAGATATCCTTACGATTGAACATAGATGTTAACCCCGCATCATTACCAAAGTCAAGATCAAGTTCTTCCAATTTCTTGACTGCTTGCAATGTTCGGAGAAATGCGTATGATGCAATGCCGGCAGCAATAGTGACTGCTGCGGCTGCTATAATGGTTGCTGTGTCGGGTTTTTTAGTCATGCTACAATTTAGCATGTATATTAGAAATTGTCAACTGAATTGGGAAATGATTTGCGGCACTCAGCCCTGTTCAAAATGTTTCTCATTTCCCAATTCACGTTTATGCGATGATCTTATCACTCATTGTATAATCTTGTACTGGTGTATCACTTACTAATAAAATATCATTTGGATCTACTTTACGGATCGTTTTCTCGCCTTCTTCGTCTTCGATGGCAATGCCACGAGACCAGCGACCGTGTGCTATCATAATATATTGGCCTACTTTAACATCTGTAATATCGGAACCAACTGCGTAGACTTGCGCCCATCTTGGTCGAATTCCTTGACTTTTCATATCGTCATCTAATAGGATAAGACCACCGCGACTTAAACGTTCCTTGAATTCCATACCGTGAACGATAATGGTACCCTTGGTCGGTTTAAAAGTTGCTCTATTAATCTTTGCATGTGTAGCGTGAACTTGGTTTGCCATTGTTACTTTTTCTTAGCTTTTTCTACTTCTTGTGCTTTAATTTCTTCAATTTCTACTTCAAACTCAGCAAACTCATCAATTTCTTGCTCTTCTGCCAACAGTTCAATTTCCTCAGACATATCAATCTTGGCTTCTGGAGCAGGGGCAGATTCGATTGGCTTCATTAAATCTTCTTTGCGCTTTGCTAAATTTGCTGCTCGGTTAGTCACAGTGCGTTGATAGCGTTCGCCTACCTTCTTGGTTACTGGTACTACTACACGACCTTGACTGTCGATTGTGTCGCCGCGGGCGTTAACGCTCATATTTCCTACTGCACGAACACGTTCATTACGTGCTGCGAGTGAAGACATGTCAATACGCTTGCCCTGGGCTGTTCTATAAATTGCCATTGTAATTACTCCTTACGTTGTATTTATTCAAGAAAACTGCGACTATTTCAAAAATTCTTCAATGGGTAAGTCATAATACAATGAGTTGATCTTGTGTACTCCTATTAGGAATAGAACAAAACTAGCAACACTAGAACCTCTACCAACTCCCCAAACAATATTGTTGGCTCGCATAGTATCTACTAGATACTTGAGGTACTGCAATAACTTGAACATGTCACGTTCTTGGTAAAGCAATAGTTCTTCGCCTGCACGTTGTAACTCAGCTTCATTTTGGCATTGATCCAAAACGAACTTAGCAATGTCCATTGATTTATATTGTTCGGGAATATACAGATTTTCTTGACAGATAGCATCAAATTCTTCGATGGTCAAGTCTTCATTTGTGACATATGTTAGTAGTGAAGGTATTCTATCAAGCTCCAAAGATTCATCGAACGTGATATCTTTGGACACGAGGGCATTCTTTAGCTCGCCTTCAGGATTGTTTAGGTAAAATTCACAAAGATCAACTTCGTCATAAATCTGCTGACCATACTTATCTGTTCTCATTCTTCAATGATAACACATGCTAGTAAAAATGTCAAGAGATTTTTGTCTTTTCTTTCCAAGTTAGCCCGATTGGGGTCCAGTCCGAATCATCGAACAACTTTACAATGTTAGTTGAGGAGTCTAATAGGTCTGTACTTTCATCACGAATGCACACATTGCCCTTATGCCACCATCTGTCTCCCAACATAATATCCGCGTTTTCTGCGATTTCTGATACGATCGGATAACGTATGCCTTCGCTTAGCATAGAGCAAATAGTTATGTCAGTGATTTTCATTCTTCCTTCAAGTATCGCATTCAGCTTCAACAGTATCGCCATTGCTACTACTTGATCATATGGCTCTTCTGGTAGAGTGCAAACTTCCATACCCGCATCTACATATTTTGCGATAGCACATGATTGTTCTTGATTTACAAATACTGCATTTGTCAAAATCGTCTTGATGAAATAATCAATACGCTCATTGGCTACATTCTGTTCTCTGGAATTGTCAGTTTCTACTAACATCGATAATGTTATGTCATACGAATTGATCATATAGGTGCCGTTGAAATGTACACCGGCTACAAAAAACAAATCTCGTTCTATGCGTGTAATCATTTGTTTTCCGTTTGAATGTTGATAGTAGTGTTTAGCTTTTGCTTAGCGAACAAATCATCCATCTTTTTAGTCAGTTGATTGCGGTAGCTTTCTAGAACCATTTGCAATTGATGAATTAGTGGTCCATTACCTGTTCTATATGCAAAGGTAAGTTTATTATTGAGGCTAGAAATAGACTCTTGTAATTCTTCAATAGACTTATCAGATATATCGTTAATGAATGGATGTTCCATAATTTACCAAGACGATAGCTGAATTCTTTTCCAAATATCAGGTCCAACATAACAAGTGGCTACACAATTTCCTGAGTCAGTAGACAACAACACTTCTGATCCAGCGATACCATTGAATCTTGTTCTACTAACCGTAATGTTTGGACTTGAAATTGACTTAATGTAATACACTTGATCTGCTTCTATGCCTCCAAATGTGTTACCGGTGAATACGATAGGACTATTAACTTCTAAACTATTGGTGTTTAATAGCGTAATTATGTTAGTGGTTTGATACGTATTTGTTGCTTCTTTATAATATATCTCTGAGCCGAACGAATCAGTACATACATACATGTATGATGCTGGGTTACCGTACATTGTTCCAGATGCATCAGTTAATGTGAGCATTGCGCCGCCTGGAGTAGATGAAAGTGTGATACTGTTTGCATCTGCCACTTCCTTAACATAGTATGTTGTTCCAGCAGTGATTCCACCAAATGTTGTACCGGTAAACGTGATCGGCATATCACGATAAAAGCCGGTTGTGTCACTGACTGTAACCACATCAATGTTACCGTTAATTGTTGCTGGTGCGGCAAACTGTGTCGCACTAACTCTCCATGTTGACCCTGATCCAGATCCACTTAGATTTTCTACAATCCATGTATTTGCGGTGACGCCAGAACCACTTAGAATCATTCCCTCTTGAACAGTTCCTGATGTTTCTACGCCTACTGTTAATGTTGTTCCAATGATTCCAGTTGTACCGGTCAAGTTGGTTGAACTTAATGTTTGTGAGACACTGACTACCCATTTGGACCCGTCTCCGGATCCAGTGATATTGCTCACTACATATGTATTTGCTGCCACTGAACCACCTGTCAATAGCATCCCTGGCTGAATTGTACCTGATGCTAGTGTACCTACCGTCAATTCTGTGCCTGAGATAGTGCTAGAATTCATGACTGCAACATTAGCAGTAATAACAGTTGGAGTATTTGCAGTTTCAGTTGCTTCTACTTGTCCAATAGGTTGACTTACTGCAACTGTTCCGTTTGTGTCGCCTTGTATTCCAGTAGAAGGAGGAGTTCGAGTAATAATCTGAGTTGATTGATATGGGCGATTGGTTGGGTCTACTGAAATAGTGTTACCGCAGTCAATCGTACTGAAAGTGTATTCTAGTATACCTACATTAGCGGGTGCAGTGATTGTTGCAACGTTAGAGATATTTGCATAATTTTCAAGTAATGTAACTCCAAAGTTATTGTTGGATGAAACACATTGGCTAGGCAATGAAATGTTAGCTTCACTGTTAGCAACAGTTAATCTTAGTACTACATTGCTTTCTGTGTTAGTTGGGGCCCAACCTCCAAACTGAAATATTACATCTCCTACAACGCTACCATACTGTACATCTGCACGATTTACGTCTACTAATACAGTGCCTGATAATGCATTACCTAAGTTATAAGTAGTTGCTCTAAATCCTCTAGTAGAAGCATTACTAATAAGGGTATTAGCCATGTCGTTGTTGAGTACACTGTTTTCTAAAGCAGCCTTTAATACTGCCTTATTCTGCAAATCCGTAATCTCATTGGCGGCGGTGTTGATATTAGTTCTAATTTGGGCGAAGTTATCCCTAAATCCCTGCGAACTATTGTTCTTGCCGGGTACAGGATAGTTTACATCAATTCCGTTTGTGTTAATTTGGCTCATATTCTCTTATTTCCGTAATGTATTTAGTACTGAGTTTTATCTGGTAAAATAGTTTGTCTAGGGAACAACACATAGAAATTCTGTGACTCCAATGGATTTGGTACGGGGTTCGCACTAGGAAGACTCGTCCAGCTTGGTGGGTCAAGATTTTTATCATAGTTGAATGTTGTACTCTTATCAACTGTAAATCTATCAATCTTAAAGTTAATAGTATTTAATGTGTATGAATATCCTACTGGATCTCTCCAGTTATTGACTATGTTATTTTTTACGATTTCTGAGAATCCAGGCTTTGTATAGCAGATTACCCAGGCGGGAACAAATCCAGTAGTTGACCCATCTAACTGCTGACTAGTCATCCATTTTGGAAGCAAGTTGCTGTTGTATTCTTGTCCTAATACGTCTCCTACTTGCTCTCTCATATTTTGTAAACTGTTTGGATATAACAATCTAGCAAAGCCGGGCGTCAATGATGTATAGAAATCAGGATCACCGTAGCTAGTAAAAATGTCTTCTACGCTCGTATACCACGGCCCCTGATTCAATGGCACAAATCTAGGCCAATAGATTTCTTTACTGACACTGATACCTTTTGGATTAACTAAGTTGTCGATGACTTCGCTATATACAACTTCGTATATGATTTCACCAGCCTCATTTCTTGCAACTGCTGTCTTAATTTCACCTAATGTAATCTGTCTCCAATAGTGATTTTTCGTAACAGCGGCTACGTATTCTTCGAAATCGCTTGCATAGATTCCAAATGCATGTTCATATACTACGTTAGTTGACTTCCCATAATATGGATCGGTTGGTCTATACAAATAATCGTATGGAATTAGTTCTTCATTTTCTAGCAATGACGCTAATAATACTCGATCCGGAACACTAGGAGTACATTTGATGTACAATGTATCAGTAGGTTGACCATACTTAATATCAACTGTCCATGTAAATGTTTTAGAAGAACTTACAATAGGATAGTCTTCCGAATATGCTTCTATAGTAAATTGAAAAATTACCTGTGAGTTTTGTTCTAAGAATGCTTCTGTTGGTTGATATGCAACGATACCTGAAATTTCTCCATTACTCAATAGTGTTAAATTAGGGGGTAAAGGATCACTATCATGTGCAAGTCTATACTTTAATGGAACATCCGAAACTGCTTTGATTGTTTCATTGCTTAATGTACCATTGTCAATCACGCCTAGATTCTCAGGGGTCAACCAAACAATATCACCAACGATATCATTTTTGATAATAAATGAGAAGTTAACGAATGGAGTAGCAATCGCAGGATCCAATACTTTGTATGCAGATACCGAGAATGTAAATCTACTGATAGAGTTATCACTGATAATAGGGTTTCCAG